GTGGCCCCGGCGTACAGTCCAGGATAGTACAAAGCCACCTCAGACCCCCATATTTCGTCCATACAGCCCTCTAGACCCTCATCAATGATAGTTTGAGCCATTACCCCTGCAAGCTGCCCCTGGTCGCTTAAATCAGCGTGTCTAGCCTCTAATAAATAAGACTCAATTATATGGTGCATAATTGATCCACGATTTGCTGCAGTGTTTTTAATGTGTTCAGCATTGTCTTTACCGACCCTACCGACCCAATTAGCAAGAGATGTTTTCTTTTCAGCACTTTGTGTAGCAGATAATATAGTAGTTACACTTGGTAATTTTTCATCATTAATAATATAATGACGTTGGCCTTCTATAGCTTCTCTTATTGTCTTAGGATATTCAAACTTCTTATTCCACTTTATCATCGATTGCTTTCTGTAGGTTATTAATAATTTCTTTAGATTTTTCTATAGATTTTTCTGTTGCTTCAAACTCTATCTCACATTCCTTAACTAAACGTTTTAACTCCCAATAAGCTTCTATTAAAAATTTTTTAGTAGATAGTTTTAATTGTATATACTGTAATGGATGTTTAAAAAAAGCTGCAGTTTGAGCTAAAACATGCACGTGCCATGGATATTTTCTAATTCTAATAAATTGTTTAATGTGTCTGACACATTCTGTGTAATCTTTATATAATGGATTGTAGTAGTCTTCTCTAAGTTTATCCATATATAACTCAGCTTTTCTGTTTTTAACAATCAAATTCATTTTAGCTTCTACTAAATTAGTTGTAGGTAATGTCATCTTCATCCTCTTTTCTGTTAATTATTTTTTTAAATTCTTTTGCAGTTTTATGTAGTTCGTAAAAATGTTCCATGTTTTCTTTTTTTAATTTTTTATATTTCACTGGAAAATTTAATTTCATGTATAAACAAAACCTCATCATGTATTTTAAAGGTGTATCTTTTTTCATACAATTCCAACGCCATGAAACAACAAGTATATTATCTTTCATATAACCTTTACTAGGATCTATTCTATCGATAGAATAACTATTCTTATTTTGTTTACCATCTACCTTATCTCTACTACCAGATTGGTATTCTAATTTGTCTCCGGTAATAGGACATCTAAAAGCATTCCATTGTAATTGTGCATTTGCTTCTAAAATAAATTCATCCATAGTCATATCAGGTTCAGGTAAATTTTGTTCTTTAGATCTTTTTACCATACCATTATATTTATTCCTCATGTAAATTTTAAAACTAGATTTATAATTTTTTTCACACATTTTACATTGATTACGATAGCCATCTGGAGATCTAGTTCTTTTACTAAATTCCTTAATATTCTTGTTTTTTTTACAATGTTTACAAAACTTTTCCATACTCTAATAGATATGCTTAAATTTACTTTTGTTCACTGCGCAAATTGTCACACTCTATAACTTCAAACTTTCCATCCCTAAAAACAATGGCTCTATCAGTATCTTTAATTATATTATATTGCCATGTCATAGCTTCAACAGTTTTAGCTTGTTTTAATTCTTTACCATATTTAAAATTTTTAGATAAAGTTTTTAATTTATTAGAGGCGACAGTTGGTAAACTTATTTGTTTCCACTTCTCGCCTCTTATCTTTCTTAGTTCTGCGTCTATATCCATTACGCTTGATCCCTGGTGCTTTCTCTTAGTTTTTTCTGTAAGAATACTTTTTGTTTCTGTAGCATTCTAATTTTACTAATAAGACTTTTAACTAAATCTCTAGTTAACAAAGAAGATTTTTTGTATAATATTCTTTGAATTTTATTTTGTTCTTTTACTTTATCTAGTTCCATAGGTATTGCTCCTTCACTATTGCACAAGGGACATTGCACTATACCGTCTCTTTGATCGTCCACTGACCTCTTGATTTTTATGTACCCATTGCCCTGACATCTCGGACATACTCTCTTCCCCTTTTTCATATTTCTCCTTTATTTTTTCTATAGCTTTAAATACTTTCTTTTTAACTATTGCATGTTCAAACTGAGCAAACTCACATATTAATTTAAAGTCTTCGTGATGAAACCACATTTCTTCTAAACAATAAGATTTTCTGCCATACTTGTATTGTAAGTTTTTCTTTTTAATTAAATCTTCTATACCTACAATTAATACATTACGCCAAAGATCTCTAATAGGATCTTTTTTTTCGTAAAGACTAGCTGTTTTTAATCGTTCTAAGTTTACCATTTAGCTTTCTCGCTTTCTCGTTAATTAATATATCTAATGCTTTAGCTCTAGATACTGATACTTCAGGAACAATAACTTTCCTGATGCCGTCTAACTTATCGCAACTATCATGTGACAATGCGACAGATTTATATTTTCTTATGTCCATTTTTATGTTACTTTCTTTTGTAATTTACAAATAATAATATAAGATAGTTATATCTTTTTACAAGGGTTAGTCAATGAAGTTTTTTTTAACATTATATGTATGCTCCATAATGCACAATAATTGTTTACCAGTTACACAGGAAATGCACACTTACCAGCAATCACACGATACATTTGATAGTTGCGTCAAAGATGGTTTAGGTCAGTCTTTTGAGGTATTTTTTAATGGCGAAATGTTAAAACAAGATCAAATAAATAATAGTAAGCTTTATCCTAAATTTACTTGTGAACCTTTTAAGACGGAAGAAGCCGAAACTTAATCTTTATGTTGGTCCACACTGGCCCTGAAACTAGGATTCATATCTGTATTAAAAGATATCACTAGTCTATTTTCATCTTCAGTCAAAAATCTTACTTCATGTGGTGTGTATGATGGAAACAATAACAAAGTGTTTTCTTCAACTGGCTGCTCATATGATTCAAACCATGAGTCATAAAAAACAGTAGGTGTTCCCTCAGAGCTTAAATACAAAATACCAGAATATCTAGAATTAGGATGTATGTGTACTCCATGATAATCTAATTTATTGTAACGTTGTGCAAAATTATTATTTAAAAGTAAACCATGTTTATCTAAAATATCCGTGATTTGTTTTCTTAGATCTTTTAAGGCTGGAACATTTAATATGTTAAGTTGATTGTATGTAGTAAACTTATCTCTCATTATTATCTTAACTTGATTTTTTTCATCGTTGGTTACGTTTAACTTGTATTTATAAAATTTACTGAAAGGATAAAACTCTATCATTGTGCTCTTCCTTGACGATTGTATTTTTTATGATCTCTCTTCTCTGATTTTGATAAAGATTTTTTATGACGTCTAGGACGCTTACGAGGCTTTGGTCTTGTCTCGAATGATTTAAATTTTCTTGCCATTTTCTTTAATAAAATTTCTGTCTGTTTCTGATAGTCTCATATATCTAATTCTACCATTTATATGTTGTTTAGTATCATGACCACAGTTTGTGCATCTGTAAAATTCAGAAACAATAGCGACTAAGATAGCTTCTTCTTCACACTCTTCACAGTGACCATGCACTGTATCAATTCTTTTAAACATCTCTATAGCTTTTTTATCTATCTTGCTCATGGTTTATATAAATACTTTATATCACTCTTTTCCAAAGTCAATATGGCGTCCTCTAAGGTTTCAACTATTGGCAAACCTTTTAAATTAAAAGAAGTATTAAGTAAAATAGGTACACCTGTTTTATCATAAAATAATTTTATAAGATCATAATAATTTGGATTTTGTTCTCTTTTCAAAGTTTGAAATCTACATGTTTGATCTACATGTACACACGCTGGTACTTCATCTCTTGCTTTTTGTTTAGCATCAATTGCAAAAGTCATATAAGGTGACTCATCTAATCCATGCATTTCTAAGTAATCATCTTTGTGTTCATGTAAAATTGTAGCTGCAGTAGGTCTCCACCATTGTCTACCTTTTATTTTATTTACTATTTCTTTTGCATCTTTATTTCGTGGATCAAATAACATAGATCTATTTCCTAATGCTCTTGCACCCCATTCAGAGTGTCCTTGAAATATTACAACTAATTCCTGTTGTAATAATATGTCTACTGTTTCTTCTTTACTTTTTATAATTTTCATAAAAATAAGCAGCTCCTACTGCTGTTCCTCCATCGTAAGGTATTGGATCTACAAAAAAATTATACTCAGGAAAGTGTTTTACAAGTTTAAAATTATTTGAACAGTTCAAATGATATCCACCTGATAATATAATATTCTTACATTCACTGTATTCTTTTACTTTATAAATTAATTCTATTGCTTCTTGCAGTGTTTCTTTTTGAGCTTTGTTTGCAATCTTTAAAACTTCTTTATCTAAAGTAGTTATTTCATTTATGTAAGCAGCCATGCCCATCATTTGTCCTTCTTCTCCATATTCAAAACCAGCGTCTTTTAAATAATTTAAATATTTTAAACCACCTACTTTTCTATTTGTTATTAAAAAATCTATATTATTAACTTTATGTAGCTCTGATCCATCAACAAAATTATTAAAATAATCATATCTTCCGTTTGATGCATGTTTAAATAATGGGTAAACCTCTTTTTTATCTATTGTAAAAATACTTTGTAATGTTTTAAACTGATTAGAAATAATTGTTTCTCCTCCTCCATCTGAAACAACTGCAATAGCATCATCAAATTTACTAAAATAATAACCACAGGCAGCGTGATAAATGTGATGATCTCTATTATTAAATTGATATTCGTTGTATTTTAATTGATTAAGACAATTATCTACAATTGGTTGGTCTAACTGTATATATCCTCTGTCATGAGTAGAAAAAACTACTGTATCAAAAGTAATATTTTTAAATTTTTTTAAGACTTCATACTCATACTCAGGTTCATTTTCATCTGGAATGTATGCTTTAATTTTATTAAATCTATCTTCTTCATAATATTCTTTTAAAACCTTATCTTCAAAATAAGCAAACGAACAATTATGTGAAATATTTACTCCTAATACCTTTCTCATATATCTTTCTTATGTTAAATCCCTTGCCTTTCCAATTACAGGTTTGTATTTAGTTTTACCTTCTGATTTGTAAGCCCACAAAAATTGTTTTCTAGGTTTGTCTGTAGTATAACTACAGTGTATCCATCCCGAATTGGGTTCCCCTGGAGTGTAGAACTCGCAGATCAACTGGTCATAATCGAGGTTCATATGAATCCAATCAGCTAATTCTGCATTGTCAGTTCCCATACATTCGAAGTCTGCGGCCTCAGCTTTTGCATGTTGGCTGTTGATTGAGCTACCTATCTTTAGGCACAGCTGCTCTGAACGGAATCCGCTCGTCACCTTGACTCTACCGAAGTGGTCACGTACTGGCTGTAAAATATTTTCGCAAAGTGCTTTTAGTTTTTCTATTTGACCTGAGTTAGGATTGTTATTAATATCCAACCTGACAGCAGTGTCTGATTTAATTAATTCCTGAAGCGTGAAGTTTCGTGAAAGGTTCATTAGTAATTTAAAATTTTATAATCCTTGTAATAATAATTTTTAATATAACCAATTTGTTCATTATTTAAAGTAACATTATTTGTATTAGAATTAACAAAATTTAATTTGTCAGCTAAATTTGTAATTTTAATATCAAAATTATATAATAACCAGTCAATAAATTCACTATTAAAATTATCTTCAAATCTCCATATTTTAGTATCATAATCTATAAAATTTATTTGAGGTACAAACCAATTAGTATTACCGTTTAAGCAAAGATTACTAACTGTTTCATCAAAACAACTTTGACTACTAAACATTTTATTTATTTTTTCTTCATCTAACATCCAAGTTCCTTTGGCCATTGAAATAAATCTATTTACAGGATCTCTTACAATACAAAATTTTTTAAAAGATCTATGATGAGTGAACTGACAATACTCAGGATAAGTTAAATGAGGAGCTTCTTTTCCTTTGAATAAAACATTAAAATTAAATAATTGAATTTTATTATTACTCAGTTCTAATGACTCATGTAAAAATCTACCTGCTGTTCTAGGTATGTGTATAAAATATGTTTGATTGTTTATAATCATTTTTTAAAAATAAAACAATCGGCGTAGGATGTAATCTTTTCTGTATTACCAAAATGTTTTTTTACTTTTAATATTGGTTCCATAACTTGTTGAACACATTGACTATCGTGTCCTGTAAAATAACCACCCTTTTTAATTTTAGGATAATAAGCCATTGCTTCATTAAATGTTTGTTGTTCTGTTAACATAGCGTCAAAAAAAATAAAATCTAATGACTCATCTTCGATTTCTTTTACTGCTTCTAATGAATCTTTTTCTATAATAGAAACTTGTTTACCTGTTGGTGTATTGTGTTTACATAATAGTAAAGTTACACTTTTATTTAGTTCAGCTTGAAAAGCATCTATATGCATAGCAGGTTTACCATCAGGATTTGTTTTTATAAAATCAGTGTATGGTTTCCAATGATCTATACCTATTAACTTTTTTACATTGTCACAGTTATGTAAAATAGTCATGAAACTTTCACCTCTAAAAACTCCTAGTTCTAACCCAACTAAATTTTCTCCCATCATATTAATAGATAAGATAAGAGGAGATACATCTGACTTATTAAAGTCTTTATATTTCATTAATTACTTTGTCTTTTTTTCTATTATATCTTTTTTTATTTTTTATTACAAGTTGCCTGAAGCGTGGTGTACGAAGCATTTTTGCAATTTTATTCGAGGATAAGTTTTTTAATGCTTTTGCTACCATCTATGTTCGACTCGAGTTCAGCCATCGACTTTATACAAGTGTAATTTATGTTGTTATTTTTATTGGTTCTCATCGCGATACGTTTGCCTTTTAAGCATTGAGACATCGACTCTTGTATTCTGTGTTCCTTGATCTCTCCGTTGATAATCATAAGAAGGGCTACAATTAACTCTGTCATTAGTAAGCCTTCCCGTTTTCTCTTACCTTATCTTTCAATTTTTCAATATCTTCTAATGCTTTATCTAACTGTTCTCTTAAAAATTCTATGTTGACTTTGTTAGTCATGTTCATTTCTTGAGTCTCTTCCATCTTCTCGACGGTCTTGTACAAATCCTCAATTAAAAAATGTTGTTCTTGGTCCGTGGGCACTTGTTCACTTTTCTTTAACAAATCATTTGTAAACAACTCACGTGATGTCTCTAACGATACCAACCTCGCCGTCAGCTCCGTATATGCGAACACGCCCATTGCAACGAGCACGATCAGGCTAACAACCGTCTTCATCGGCATCTGCACTCTTGCCTCTTCTCCGATGTTTAATGGTTTATTGGACACCTGGACCTCCACATAAAGCCAATGTAACTAACATTATTATTAGTAAACCTGTAAAGTAATAGTTCATCCTTTGGCACTCCATAATTATTTCCAAAATTGCCACCATTTTTTGGTTATTTCTTCTGTCAATACAATTGGTCCACAATTACATACATTGCAATCACATGTAGCGCATTGTGTGCTTGATACAAAATATCCTTGACCTACACAATGACATCTATGTTCACAAGTATTACAAATTTTTTTAACCATTATTTTTTTTCCTTAATATCATAAAACATTTTATTAGAATCTTCTGTTACCCAATCAGATTTTTCACAGTCCCAGTACGTGGTTTGTACACTATAGTCTGGCCAATCATTATCTGTTGTATAACTGTTCACATGCCAAATGATTCTGTTGTTTGGCTGCGCTGCATAGTTACCGTTTTTCAACGCTAATATGTGTGCACATTTGTGCTCTTGCGGAATTTCAGAATGTTCCGTGTTTAATATATTAGTCTCTGGATGCGCCCAGTCAACAGTAAATAAGTATTGGCCTTCGTAGAATTTTTTATCTTTACCAATATATTTCCCGTCTATACCAGCCAACCAATCAAAACAATGGATACTAGGATAATAACTAAAGCAGTTCCACAGTTCGAGTTGATCCACTCGCATATCAGGCACGTCTTTTCTTTCAAATTCTTTTTGAAAGAATGCTGAGATAGGTAGTCTATAGAAGACAGCACCATTTGGTAGCATGCAATGAAATAAGATTGCGCGACCTGAAATAGAGCTAAGACCAAAGACAACACAGTCACTAGACTGTCCTTTATTTTTTTTAAGATCATAAAGATATTCCTTCCTTATTTTACAATAAATTGGCGGTATATTAGCATTTAAATAAGACATAGTACATTAATATATTACACTTTATTAAAAAACAATGATGTAGTAAACCTATAAGATGGTCCCATAATATTTTGAGCTTTTATAGTATGTTTTATTTCTCCGTCAAATATAATAGCTCTGTTAGGTACGTAGGGACTAGATTTTAAAATATCTTTACCATTATTTTTGTAAAAAACAGTTTCACCTCCCCATTCAGTATTCCATGTCATATTAGAATAATGTAAAAATACAAATTTATCGGGATGACAATGTATAAAATTAACGTCCATATTTTTAGTTAAATTAATTACACACCTATCATAATTATTTATTGTTATATTTTTATTTTTTAATTTATCTAAAACTACATCTAATATTTTTAAATTCTTAACATCTTCAAAAGTATAAGGACTATGTAAACATGGATACATTTTGTGTTGAACTTCACTACTATCACTCCATCCTATTCTAAAATTAGATCCCATAATTATGTCAAAAAGTTGAGTCTGTATTTTATTTTCAAAAAAATTATCGTATTTTTCAATCATAATATTATTTTATTTCACCCCAGTTAGGTCCAGACTCATAATCTACTTTATTAGGTACTTTTAAATCAACTGCATTTTCCATAATATCTTTTATCTTTTTAGCTTGATCTTCTGATTCAATAGAAAAATCTAATTCATCATGAATTTGTATATGACCTATCAAACCTTCCTTATATAAATTAACCATAGCTCTTTTAGTCATATCAGCTGCACTACCTTGAATTAATTTATTTAATGCTTTGTATGTAAAGGCTCTACGTGTTGAATTGTTATACCAATAGTTTCTTTTAGGATTACCTTCAGTATCTTTTAAAACTTTTCCATCTCTGTCTTTTAGGTGTGGACCCATTTCTTTTAGTTCTAACATAGTGTCATGATCTTCTGCAGGAACAAATGTACCCCAATCAGAACCTCTAAGTATTGGTTCATACTTAGGAAATCTACAACGTCTACCTAGTAAAGTTTTTATCTGTCCTTTTGATTGAGCTGCAGACATAACTTGGTTCATTAGTTGTTTTACAAATGGAGCTCTACTATGGTAAGTATTAAATAATTCATCAGCTTTTTCTTTTGTAACAGCCAATTCATTCATTAATTTATTTTTTCCCATACCATAAAATAAACCTAAGTTAATAGTTTTAGCTTCTTTTCTTTCTATTTCAGCCATGTCAGCTACAATTTGATGAAAGTCTGTTTTAGGATCTTCTTGATATGCTTCTGATATTGGAGTTGCTGAATCTAAACCAAATCTTAATGCATAGTGTGCAACAAGTCTTGGTTCTTGTTGTGAGTAGTCAAACGTACCCCACTTACAACCTTCTTCAGGTATAAATAAACTTCTAATTAATGGTCCTGTGTCTGGATCACGCGCTGGAATCTGTTGTAAATTAGGATTTGCATAAGAGAATCTTCCTGTAACTGTTCCTCCATCATCAGATCTAATTTGATTGATGTCTGCATGTATTCTACCTAAATGTGAATGATTTAAAATAGTATCTATAAAAGTTGTACTAACCTTGTTTATTTTTCTAGCTTCTGCTATCATACGAACTACAGGATGATCATGATAAGAAATAAAATTTTTAGTAAATGAAGGAGAACCCGTCTTTTCAGTTCGGCTATAAGGTAGCTTCAGTTTTTCAAAAACTTGTGCAATCGATCTGGCTGCCCATATCTGAGTGTCTATTCCTGTTTCTATTTTTATTTGTTGCAATAAGTTTTGTTCTTTTATTGCCATTACTTTTTTTAATTGATCAGCTTTCTCTATATCTACCCGAACACCTAGGTGGCGCATATCAACTAAACAAGGAAAGAGATCAGTCTCAAGATTAAATATATCTTGAAGATCATCTTCAATAATAATTTTTTTCAAGTGATGCCATAACAATAAAGTTAGCTCAGCATCTTTCTCTGCATATCCACCTACTTCACTCGCAGGTAGTTTCCACATTTCTGCTTTAGGATCTAAACCTCTTTCTTTAGCTGCTTTAGTTAGTAAAGCTTCATTCTTACCTTGTTTTAAATAAACCCAAGACAAAGAGTTTAGTGAATATTGAAATCTATTTTCATCTATTATAGATGCTGCAATCATAGTATCTATGATTAAACCATTGATTTTTATACCTAAATTTTTTATCCAACATACGTCGTACATTGCATTGTGAAATATTTTTGTAGCAGGTGATTCGCATACATCTGTAAACCAATCTAAAACTTTTTTACGATCCATGTTTGGACCTTCACCATGTGCAATAGGAAAATATGCTTTATAACCATCTACAGCTACAGCTATACCTACAACTTCACCACTACCTTTAATGGCCCCTGAACCCAGTTTCTTTAATTCTGGATCTCTTGTCTCCAAGTCAATTGCAATTTCTTCCGCTTTTCTTAAATCAGGAAACTCTGTAGGTGTTACCCATTCTGTAGTTGGCATTAACATTATTTTTTACCTTTAGTATCTTTCAGTTTCTTTTTTTCTAATTCACAATAATGAATTATTTTATCTAAGTCTTGTATTGAAGTTCCTTTAAACAAGTAACGACATACATACTTTATAACGTTTCCTTGAAAAAAAGAAAGGTCATTCTTAGAAATAAATTCATACGGCTGTATGTGAAAATCTTTGTAGTGACTCCCACCTACCTGCTTATCTTGTGGAAACGCATCGTCAAACATATTCTTATCACTCATATTTTTCTCCTTTAAGTTATTTGTGGCAGTTGTTGATTTAACGGGTTATAAAACAAAGGGGATCGTGACCCGAACCAACTTCGCCCGCAAGAGCAAGATGCTGCCACCCACCCCATAGGAAATGTCACTACCCCATTCTGCTTACACAGTTGTGTAATTCTATAATTTGTATGCATTAACTTTCTTTTTAGCTTTTAGTTTATATAAATTATTTCTAGCACGTGTGATTCCTACATACCAAACTCTATGTTCTTCATCACTTTTGTTTTTACTTTTACGAACTGCTTTCTTAATTTTATTTGGTTGATCTAAACAAAGTATTACATTGTCTTGCTCACCACCTTTGAATGCATGTATAGTTGATATAAATATTCTAGCAGGTAGATCTAAATCTTCTCCATTTTCCATCATTTCTTTAATGTATTCTCTATCTTCATATTCAACCTCTTTAAATGCATCAAACCAATCTAAATCTGGATCCCAATCTTCCATTTTTTTTCCAATGTATTCTTCAATATCTTTCCATTCTTTTTCATCTAATATTTTTCCTCTACACCAGGAGTTGTAATTAATATGTGCATTATATACCCTAACCTTAAAAGATTTTTCTTTCTTTGTTTGATAATATAAATTTCTTTCTCTTAATTCTTTTTTCATACTAACTAATCTACTAATAGTTCTAGTTAATATAACCCATCTTTCTGTTGTTAAATCTACATGATCTAAATTATTTATGTATTCGCATTCACCTTCATAGTCTCTTGGGTAATAATCCTTTTGTTTTCTTAATCCTTCTATTTTTTCAATAGGTATTTCTGATTGTTCTTGAACTGCTCTAGATATTCTTTTTGAATA